GAGCCCGCATAGCTTATCGCCACACGGTCACCCTCTGCGATACGGTCGGCTTCGACTGGCGACCCGCCGCATGAGAAAGCAAGAAATGATTCCATCTATATAGGACGAATATGGATATTTTACAAGTGACTTATGGCGGCGGTCTTCTTGCGCACCAGTTCCGCGTCATCGTATTGATCGAGTTCATAGAGCTTTAGCAATACCCGCCCCAGCCATGGCTCGCCGCGAATCTGCCCTGGGCGTTGTGGTTTAAAAATATGCAGCACTTCCTCGGCGGGCACGCGCACGGTTTCCTTGGCCGTGCCGAACAACGCCGCATCGCCGGGATGTTCGCGGTAAAGATGATAGGCGACCCGCTGGCCGAGGCGGTTAAACTCAATGCCACCCCTGATAAAATTGCCGTTTGCCAGTGGCTTGTTGTTGCTGGCATCCAAGTGTTCCGCTTCCAGCGTTTGCAGTTGCAGCGGCACGGAAAGGCCATCTTCTGGGCGGCGCACGCGTAGGCGCACAAAACATTCGCCGCCTTCCACCATGGCGCGGCAGATGAGGGCTTGCAGGCCGTAAAAGTCCGTTAATCCCGCGCTATCTGCCTCATCCGTCCACTCCAGCCACAAGGCTTGAATTTGCTGACGCAGATCGGGTTCATCTGTTTTTGATTGCGGTTTGATGCCCGTGCCAACAGCATTGGCCACAATCGCCTCAATACCGTTCGCGGCGTAGGCGTTTTTCCGCGCCATATCCCGGCTTCGGGAGCGCAGCAGTGCCGCATCCTGAAACAGAATGGCATTGGCGGAATCAGTCGTTGGCACCCATGTTTGCAGACGCCTTCCTGTGCCCGCCGCGTCATACCCCAAGGCTTTGACTTTCGGTTTGCGGAGCCAGCCGAGGATGTTCATTCCACACCTTTGCTGGTAAATACCCGGATCTGGCGTGTCCGTGTGCCAGCCACCGCCTTGATCTCCTGCCGCATCCGATCCCGTAGGGAAATCAGTTCGCCCAATTGCACTTGGCTGTAGCTCACGGTTTTGCCGTCGTAGGCAACGGACGCCACCCGCTCACCGCTTTGCAGTTTGCGGATGGCGGTTTCGATGTCGGTCAGGTCTTGTTCGATGTAGGCCATATCAGGTCATCCAGCGCGACCGCGTTACGCGGGGGCGCCCAGGTTTGTTTGTTGTCACAGGTTCAATGGCACGGCGCTCGGCAGGCACCAATTGCGCTTCCAGATTCTGCCAATGGCGGTCGGTAAAGCGTTCGATGCCAAGGGTAATGGCGGCGGCGCGGGCGTAAATGCGGCAGTCGAGAGCTTCGTTGCGTTCCCGCAATTTCTGCCACTCGCGCTTGGGGTAGCCCTTGACGGTCTTGGTCACCAGCTGTTCGGCGGTCAGCTGCTTGAAGTATTCGGCTTCATACTGCGGAAAGTGGCAGTATCCGCCGGGAAACTGGCTGTCTTCACCGCACTGGAGCTTCAGCCACTGGTAAAGCTCAGATTTCAGCAGCGAAACCCCCACTGGCCAGACTTTTACGCCGCGCCGCAGGCGTTTGCCGCCGATATTCACGTCGACTGCCGTGGGGGGCGCCCACCGGCGCTATCGCCCGTTCCACGCCCTTCACCGCCAGCACGCGGCCGGCTTCCTGACGGCGGCACCACGCGTAGACATCCTGCGTGGCAAAGCCCGTATCTACCGCCAGAGCGCGGATCGTAAGATCAACACCGCTGGCATGGCGGAAGGGTTCGGCCAGCAGCGTTTGTAATTGTTGCCAGACGGCCTCCTGCGCCGGATCGCCGTACAAAATGCGGTAATCCACCGACCAGCTTTCCTTACCTTTGCCCCAAGCGACCACCTCAACCTCGATGCGGTCTTTCTGGATGTCGGCACCGGCGGTGAGCAGCAGGCCAGATGGGGGGATAATCCCAAGAGGGTAATTCTCCCGACGTTCATAAAGCCGCTGCCAGTCGGGGGCTTCGCCGCGATCCACCCAGGTTTCGCCGAGCACGGTGTTCACCCAGACCTTGAGCTGAGCTTCATCATCTTTGGCTTTCAAAAAACCCCGCACCGCTTCTTCCCATGAAAACCAGCCCACGGGGCTGTAGAGTGACGAGAGATGATAGCCACGTGTTTTGCCGTCACCAACCGCTGTGCTGCGCCATTCGCCGCCCTCCAACATGCGGCTTTTGCCGTGGTTGGGAATGGGGGTGTCGCAGGCTTCGCAGTGGTAGCGTACCGTGGCGGGGTCATTGTCCTGCCAGCGCAGTTGCGCCCATTTCAGTACCTGCATATGCCCACAAACAGGGCATGGCACATGGAAGAAACGCTGATCTGAGGATTCGAATTCTTTTTCAATGCGGCTGAGGCCACTCACCGTGGGGGTAGACACCTCTAGAATTTTGCGCCGGGCAAACGTGGCGGTGCGCTGTACCGCCAATGAGACGGGATCACCTTCACCGTCTGCATCGCCGGGGTAGCCGTCGATCTCGTCCATGAACAGGTAGCGTACCGGCATGGAGCGCAGGCCCACGGCACTGTTGGCTCCGGTAATGACGACGATCCCGCCGGGGAATTCTTTCGATTGCACCGTGTTACCCGCATCGCGGGAACGCGGGTCTTTGACCTTGGCGCGAATCGTGGGCGTATCATCGATCAGCGGTGCAAAACGTCCTTTTGACCAGCGTTTTCCCATTTCCACGGTGGGCAGCACCACCAGCATTGGCCCCGGTGCCTGATCGATAACATAACCGATCCAGTTGTTGCCCGCTTCCGTACCGCCAACTTGGGCGCCTTTCATGAACACCACCTTCTCAACCCCGCTGGACGGAGACAGGCAATCCATAATCTCGCGCAGATACGGCGTGCGGTCAGTGCGCCAACGCCCCGGCTCGGCGGAAGCTGTTTGCGACAGCATCCGAAACTGATCCGCCCACTGTGACACCGTCAGCAGCGGATCTGGCCGCAGGCCATCGCTGAAGGCGGCGTTGTAAACTTCAGCCGTTGTCGGCATCGGACAGCTCCACCAGGACGGTACGGATTTCGGTGGTCAGTAGGGTGTGTACTTTGGTTGCATCGTGTTCGGCGGCGAGTATTGCCGCCAGACGATCGGGCAAGTTTAGCATCCCGTCCCGCACGATGCGGGCGCGGCGGAAGGCGGCGATTTTGACTTCATCGGCTGCAATCAGCTTGCCCGATTCGGCGCGGGCGCGGATTTCCAGCAGTTTGCCGCGCTCGACCTCGGTTTTGATGCGAGATTTAAGCAGCAGCGTTGAAAGACTGCCGCCGTCTTCCTCACTGCGCCGCGTGGCGCGGGCGGGCTCACGAATGGCCTCAACAGCGGCATCGGCTTCTATCGCATCAATCTGACCGTTAACAAGGCGAACGATGCCTTTGTGGATCAGCTCATTGGCGTATTGCCGTGAGAATCCTTTTTGCCGTGCCCATTCAGACGGGGTGAGCAGCATGGTGCGGGCCGAAAGGCTGGCTGGTCAGCGCATGCAGGGCCACGCCGCCCGTAAAATCCTGCCAGCGTTTAACGATCACATCCACATAGCGAGGATCAAGTTCAATTAACCGCGCCTGCCGGCCTGTTTTCTCACAGGCAATCAACGTGGAGCCAGAACCCCCGAATGGGTCGAGCACGATGTCACGGGTTTTGCTGCTGTTGCGAACGGCGCGTTCCACCAGTTCTACAGGCTTCATGGTAGGGTGCAGATCGTTTTTCTGGGGCTTGTTAAAAAACCAGACATCACCCTGATCCCGCGCCCCGCACCAGAAATGTTCCGCGCCTTCTTTCCAGCCGTACAAAATCGGCTCATACTGCCGCTGGTAATCAGAACGCCCCAACGTGAAGGTATTTTTTGCCCAGATAACGAAGGTTGACCATTTACCGCCTGCTTTGCGGAAGGCCAATTGCAGGGTGTCGAGTTCGCTGGAACTCATGCAGACATACACCGCGCCCTTGCACACCGAGAGCAGGTTAACGCACGCATCGTACAAAAACTGCTCGAACCCTTCGCCGAGATTGTCGTTCATGATCGTTCGGCCCGCTTTTTTGCCGCCCTTGGCGCGGATTTTGTCTTTGGCGGTATTGCCGTAATCTACGTTGTAGGGCGGATCGGTAAAGACCATGTCGGCAAGGTTGCCATCCATAACCCGTTCAACGTCGGTCAGCACCGTAGCAGAGCCGCAAAGCACACGGTGATCCCCCAGCAGCCAAAGGTCGCCGGGCTGTGACAGGGGGTTTTCCTGAATCTCAGGGGCGGCGTCATCGTCGGTGAGACCTTGGTTTTCAGCCGATTCACCGTTCAGAAGCCTGTCGATATCCTCAAAATCAAACCCCGTAATGTCCAAATCAAAATCCGCTTCCCGAAGGGCTTGCAGCTCAATGCGGAGCATCTCTTCGTCCCAGCCTGCGTTCTCCGCAATTTTGTTATCGGCAATGACCAGTGCCCGTCTCTGGATTTCTGACAAATGCGCCAGCATAATCACCGGAACCGTCTTCAGCCCCAACCGCTGCGCCGCCATCAAGCGCCCGTGGCCAGCGATAATGATGTTGTCCTCACCCACCAGAATCGGATTGATGAACCCAAACTCCGCGATGCTGCCCGCAATCTGGCTGATCTGCTCATCCGCATGCGTCCGCGCATTGCGTGCGTAGGGAATCAGCCGCTCAAGCGGGTAGTGTTGAATTTGCAAGTCGTTCATGTTCAGTCCTGATCAAAACAAGCGCGGAGAGTGCGCCACGCATATGCCGCTGCCAGCGGCACCACCCCGTTACCGCAGGCGCGGATTCTGTCCACCCGATGGGCCAGCCCATCAGCCATTCGGTGAACGCTGGGTTTAAGGTGGGCTGGGACACCGCTCCAGTCGCCGTTTGGGTGGGGTGGGAACAGTGCAAGGTGGCTTCCACATTCAGCGGCTTGGTGTTGCGCTGAAACTGGCTCGCACCCCCATTGTTCTTGGCATCCTGCGCGGTGATGGTGGGCCAAACCTTTATCGTTTCTGCCAGCCCCATGCTGTAATGTTCGCTGGTGCTGCCTGGCTCCTGCGCCCGTGGGGTCGGCCAGAGATTCTGCATCCAATGCACCACATCCACTTCCAGCCGCTGTTTCGGGTTGCCCGCTGCAATCTCCCGCGATGACGGCCCGTTCGCCGATGACACCCGCACGGTGGGCCACGATGAACAGCCGCTCGCGGCGGTGCGGCGCACCCACTTCTTCCGCGCTAAACAAACCCGCCGCAATTTGGTAACCCAAGCCGTCCAGGTCATGGCAGACCTGTTCAAATCCCAGCGATAGATGGTTGGCGACGTTCTCGAAAAAGCACCACTGGGGTTGACACTCGCGGGCGATACGGGCGACGTGTGGCCAGAGGTGGCGGGGGTCATCGGCAGCGCGTTTTTTCCC